ACTTTAATTTCATAGCCTTTATAGCTTGCAACTTCACCAACTTTATACACTTTATCTTCCGGTTCCGAAGATGAGGCTGTAGTTGAAGATGATTTATCCGTTTTGCTAACTGCCGTTTTTTCTGTGGATTCGCTGCTTGATTTCCCCTTATTATTGAGGCCGCCGCCAATCGCTGCTACCACAATAATAACTAATACCCAAAACCAAACGCGCTTGTAAAAAGGCTTCTTTACCTTATACTGCTTGCCGTCAGCACCCATTACCTTTTTTGCCATTTTGTTTTCCTCCATAAATAATTTTCAGCTTTTATCGTCTTCCGTGTCTGGACTAACAATCAGTTATATATAAAAACCTTTTATCGCTTCTGAAGCAGCATCTTCCATTGACGCCGGAATATCAAACGCTTTCATAAACTGATTCAGATTGGCGTCTTCTTTATCAATGCCAGCAAAATATAAAGGAACCAGGATGTGAATTCCCCCAATGTTAGCTTCACCTTCAATGCTATTCTTTGATGCTGAATAGAAATACAGACAAGCTGGATCTTGGTGTAGAACATGCATTATTTCGTGTGCCGCTTGATAGGGCAATTGTTTTGGTTCATGCCAATTCATATTAACCGCAATCCAACGCGTTTCAGGATTAGAAACTGACGGAGTGTACGGTTTTAGCTTATATGTCAGCTCAGCCCCGACTCCACGGTCAAATCCATAGTTTAAAACTTCTCTCAGCATCTCGCTGGTAAATTCAGTCATCATGTTTGCCACCTCGAAGAAGTCTCTTGATTATCTCAAGATCTTCAGGCGGAATGGGGCGACCTTCAAAAGTCATGATGGTGTCATTTTTTGAATCTGATATGTCAATTTGCTCCGGCTTTGAGCGAACATCAGTAACTCCAAGCAAAAAGTCGGTAGAAACATTAAAGTAACTGGCTAGTTTCTTAATAGAATCTTGGTCAGGAGTTCTTTCGTTCTTTTCATATAAAGAAACAGACGCTTTGCTGACATTTATAATTTTTCCGACATCAGATTGGGTCATCTTCTTTTCGTTCCTAAGTTCTTTTAGTCTTTCTCCGAAGCTCATCATATCACCTCATAGGAATAGAATAGTGTATACAAATTGTAAACTCAACAAAGTTTAAAAAAAGTTCACTTTTTTTAGTTGACAGTTTACTAATTGTAGATTATAGTGTTTACATAAAGTTGATTAGGAGGTGATCATTTGAACGAAAAGCTGAAAGAACGCCGCAAGGAATTTCATCTTACAATGCAAGATATTTCAAATATGATTGGCATTAGCAAAGGATATTATTCATTGATCGAACGCGGAGAACGCCGTGTCAGCTATGAATTGGCATTTAAAATTGCCACTGCATTAAAAACGAAGCCGGATCTTATTTTTTTGGAATATCAGTCAACTTTAAGTAAACACAATTCCGCCCAGCGAGAGGAGGCAGTCAAATGAACGAAGAACTCAAACAGCACGCATTGCGCATTGCAGAAATATTGCAAGAACAAGGAAATCCATACCAGCGAATTGAAATTGACGCTGATGGGATTAAAAAGATCTCTACTGATTGGTCGGAACCAGCAGAGACCTCCAAAAACCCGTCAAAGCTGATCATTAAAGGACATCCATACGCAATGATCAATGTGACCAGAAATAACGAGTTAATTGCTTCGATAAGCGCATCAGATTGCATTACCGCCAAAGGATTCTTCGTACACTTTGTTGATAACGAGAAAGATGCACGTTTTACAAGCGATGATTAATCAAGGTTGTTGTTAGTGGTGCTGTCTGGCTTAGATGCTGGAGTTTTTAAGCCATGCAGGTTTCTAACGGTGTAGTTTTTATACTCGCCATTCTGTATGGCCTGTACAAACTGAGAACGATTCATGTTCTTTCCGGTGAAGTTGTCATGAAACTTCTCATTACGCCCTGACTTGTTTTCGCTTGTAACGCTGACTCGTTTTGGTATTTTAATCACCTCCCTTCGATGCAATTATCGCACTCGGCGTGAGGCAATCACACAATATTAAGTTTTCAAGTTAAGGAGGTGAGTCAAATGGAACGCGAAGCAATGATTGATTTTTTGACCCGCATCTACCCAGAGGTTCCGGCCTTTGCATTCGAACAAATGCCTGAAGAGCAGTTGAAGGGCCACGTTAACGAATGGCTAGCTGAAGACGCTGATCAACTTGCTATGGGTTAATCATAGCCTTCTCTAGCATGAATCAATATCCACCAATATTTCATCTTTTAAAGGAAGTGGAACGTATGAAAGCAACAATTAGTAGCCCTTTGAATAGGTTCGCTACTAGAACCAACACGCCACAGAAGGTGATCGCTTATGCAGCAAAATTAGGGCGCTCAACGATCAACAACTATTTTCATGGAACTCCCATTAGAGCAAATGAGGCTACTGACATTGCCAATTCGATGAATGACAGCGAACTAAGCTATGAAATGGCTAACTTGTTTCTAGGAATCCCTAAGCTGTTTAGCGGTGACGGAATATACCACGATTTACGCGGGCTTTTATTCACCGATAAACGAGAAGAAGACGAGGAGAAAGCTTCTTTCATCAAGCACGACATTGAGGGCCTTGCTAATGACCCCAACTTTACACGCGATGACGCTAAAAACTTGAAAGCATACGCATTCGAAAAGTTGGATAGCACAGTCGCAGATCTAACCGAGCTGAATGCCATTTGTGAAATGCTAGGCATCTCAATTATGGATCTTTTCAGCGAAAGGCTTCCACATTATCAAAAACTTCATTATATGAGGAAGGATGAGCAGGCATGGAACAAGGATTCACACTGATCGATCCCACTAAGCCGCAAAGGACACGCAAGCCATTTAAACCGAAAATTTATTGGACGCCAAAAGATGTCATGGCACACTATCAGGTTTCTGCTGCGACAGTGAGCCGTTGGAAGAAGCGTGGCGCTCCATTCGTTGGACCAGGTAAAACACAGCGAGTTGAGCCTGAGAAGATGGAGCGTTGGTTTGCACGACAATAGGAGGCCTAACAAATGTTAGAAGCAATCATGTCGGTGCTGTTCGACCCATCATCAGCCTTTTGGAAATATCTTCTTGTAGCTCTGGCTGGCATCATGATCGGTGCCACAGCAGTAGGAGGTTGGAAACAATGGACACGATAAAAAGAGCACAAAAAAAATCCCGTAGCTCCTACTACGGGAAATCAGAAACTGAGCAGATATTATTATGACTTAATTTTATCACGGAAGGCGGTCGATGACCATGCTTGATTACAATACAGCGGTTCTGAACGAGTATCAACGACGAGAAGCGCTTGAAGATAAAGCCATTGCTGATTGGGAATCCTATCACGGTGCCGTCTTGCCCAAAGAATGGATATCGAACAAGCGGAGGAGTTCTTGGCCACCGCCGATGAATATGAAGTTGATACAAAGAAACCTTGGTTCTATCAAAGCTGTGCTACATCGCGTTATGAAGGCGCCTTTAACAAAGACAAGGCGAAGGAATACTTGCAAGATTGGATCAACATTCACGGCCCTGAGCGATTCTTAAAAGACGCTGCTAGTTCTACGTATCCAAAAGCAGAACTGGTTGAGATTTTCTTTAGTGATGACAGCTTAGACATTATCGATTTCATGAAGAATCAAGGATTTCAGGAATGGAAATAGGAGGAGCAGCATATGACGACACAATATGACCTAACAAAAATGCCGGTTAAGCAACTAATTGAGACGCAGGCTATTCGAAACAAGTTTGCAGCGCTTCTGGACAAACGGGCACCACAGTTTCTTTCATCGATTGCCAGCGCGGTAAGCCTTAATCCAAGCTTAGCCAGAGTTGATCAGTTAAGTGTTATCAACTCGGCCATGGTAGCAGCAACGCTTGATCTTCCGGTTAACCCGAACCTGGGTTTTGTCTACATCGTTCCATACAAGAACCAGGCGCAGCCACAGATTGGTTATAAAGGCTATATCCAATTAGCTCAACGATCAGGACGATATCAGCGCCTGACTGCTTTACCAATTTATGAAGATGAGTTCAAGAGTTGGAACCCACTAACGGAGGAACTTGAGTACACGCCGAACTTCCACGATCGCGAAGCAAGCGAAAAACCGGTTGGCTATGCCGCATCGTTCAAACTGACTAACGGTTTTGAAAAGATGGTCTATTGGACATATCAGCAAGTCGATGATCATCGCAAGCGTTTCAGCAAATCTGGCGGTGGCGCGGAGCCCAAGGGCGTTTGGAAAGACAACTACGAAGCTATGGCCCTGAAGACGGTAATCAAATCGCTGCTGACTAAGTGGGGTCCAATGACAACCGACATGCAAAGCGCGGTCAGTGCCGATGAAAAACCAGTCGAAGCTGATCCAGAACTGAGGGATGTTACCCCCGAAGATCCTAACTCGATCGAGGATGCACTTAACGCTCCCGCTGAACCCGTCACAAAATCGGAGGTGAAGCCAGATGCTCTTAAGCCAGACATTACCCACGACCCAAATGCAGGAAAACAACCAGAAATCTTTGACGGTCAACAAGGATAATTATTACTCGCTGGATACCAGTTTCAAATATCAGTCTGCTACCTGGTTTAAGAAATTTCTGACATGCGAAGCAGAAGCGATGGCCGAGTTGCAAGGTAAATGGACGCCAAGAGGTGATCCGACTGCCTTGCTGGTTGGAAACTATCTACACAGCTATTTCGAATCCAAGCAAGCTCATGAGTCTTTTATCAAAGGACACCCAGAGATGTTCTCAACTCGTGGATCATCAAAAGGACAACTGAAAGCCCCGTATAAACAAGCTGATGCGATGATTGCCACGCTTGAAGCTGATGAGAATGTTCAACGACTTTATCAGGGTGAAAAAGAAGAGATCCTTACCGGTGATCTGTTTGGGGTCGAGTGGATGGGCAAGCTGGACTGCTTCGACTCCACAAAGTCATTCTTTTTGGATCTGAAGACCACACAGTCGCTTCACAAGAAGTATTGGAAACCAGGAGAACGTCAGCCAACCAGTTTCGTTGATGCCTATAACTATCAGCTTCAGATGGCGGTTTATCAGGAGCTGATTTACCAAAATTACGGAACGCGACCACGAGCATTCATCATTGCCGTGACCAAGGAAGATGTACCCGACCATGCCGTCATCGAAGTGCCACAGTACCGTATGGACGAGGCACTGGAAGAGATCCAGGACAGCACCGAACACGTTGAGGCGGTTAAATCCGGTCAGGTGCGGCCACATCGATGTGAGGCCTGTGATTACTGCAAGGCAACTAAACGAGTCGCCACAATTATCAGCATGGATGAGCTAGTCGAGTAGGAGGTGACTCACCGCATGGATTTATTCAAGCTAATTCGAGAGTTCTACATTCAGCAAAGCGTTAATCCGCTAAGCACAGGACAGATAGCATTATGGCATGGGCTGGTTTACCAATGTAACCAGCTAGGCTGGCCAAGCGAATTCAATATGCCGAATCGAACACTTGAAACGTTGACTGGTTTAAGCCGTCAGGGCATCGTCAAAGCCCGTAACGCGCTAAAACAGTCAGGGCTGATAGATTTTCAAACTAACGGTGTTAAGGCAACGACCTACTCAGTAATCGATATTTCACGAAAACTTAGTACGTCAGATAGTAGGCAACCTGGTAGTCAAGCTGATGACAGTGTGTCAAATAGTAGGCAACACAGTAGGCAACCTAGTAGGCAACACAGTTTACAAGGTAGTTTACAACCTAGTAGGCAACACAGTAGCACATACACTAAACAAGACGAGACTAAACTAGACAAAACTAAACGACAACAGACTACTGCTCCAGTAAAGGCAGCAGAGAGGCCTACTGAAGAACCGTCATCGTCGTCATCATCAATTCTTGATATTTGCAATTTCTGGGAAGGCAATGGGTTTGGACAACTATCACCGTTCACCAGAGAAAGCCTTGTTGATTGGGTTGATGACATGCGAAAAGCAGGATCACCTGAACCTGAGAAGCTAGTTCTAAAGGCGCTAAGGACTGCAGTTGAAAGCAATGTTAGAAACTACAAGTACGTCAACGGCATCTTGAAAAACTGGGAGAGCAAGCGTCTTCTCACGGCTGCTGCTGTCGAAGCAAACGATAGTGAACGCCAGTCAAACCGAACGCCACACACCGAACCGAAAAAGGAGAACTGGGGATATGGAGTCGACTAAAGGTCTATTCACACATGCGGACGTGCAAAAAATAATCGAAAAGCGAGGAATGGACGTTAGCAAGCTGCCAACACAGGCCGAGATTGAACGGCGCTTCTACGAACGCTCTATGGCCGCATTGAACCGTAAAAAGGCACGTGCTATTTATCGCTACTCAGTCTTCCCCGGAAACGTTCCGGCTAAGTTTACGTTCGAAAAATGGCGGCCTGAAATGCAGACGGATCAGCAAAACTCTAGGAATCTGGGGAATCGTGCATACAAGCTGACCAAGCAAATGGCGGAAGTGCCTAAGAACGTGGTTCTGTTTGGACCGCGTGGGACGGGTAAAACGTCCTTGGCCTTAGCGATGCTTACGAGTCTACGAGATGAAGGCCAGTTAGGGCTGTTTATTTCAACAGCAGAGCTGAGTAACCTGATGGGCTTGCAATACGATGCGCCAGACGTTCGCAAGCGTTTGGCAGGCATTGAGCGGGCAATGAAAGAGGCTGGCGTGCTGTTGTTGGACGACTTCGGAACAGAAGGCGGTATGAAACTCGACATCAAGCCAGTGAGACGTGACATGCAAGAGCTGATGTATCGCGTTGCAAATGCCCGCCTTGATTTTGAGAGCAACAGTCCCCGTCTATCAACAATCATCACAACTAACAACGAGATGAGCGAGCTTGAGCACATGTACAACAGCAAACTCATCAGTCGAATTATTCCAAAATCAAAAGACTGCACATTGAACTTTGAAAAGTTAACGGACGTAAGGGGGAAAAGATCGTGACAGCAGAAGAAATGACAAATAGAGCTTTGCAGCATTTGGACAAGCACTTGCTGGCCTACGAAGCGTCCTTGAATCAAACGATAGCTGACATTGAAAGCGATTATGATCAAGGCTACCTAGACGTTACCGAAGCACAGTGGCAAGACATTATCGTACTTTTAGGCGCTGTTATTCACGCTGATACGCGCATGATTTGCGAAGCGTCAGAGAGTATCTGTGCTGACGGTGGCGTATCGGGGAGCTTGCTGCGTTTATTGTGGCTAGCTAAGCATTTCGCAACACTAGATTTTTCAATGAAACCGAGCATTAAACAGGAGGCATTCTAAATGCAAGCAATTAAATCAACAGTGAACGTCGGCGATCTGGTTGTGGTTCCTGATCGAGTATTCATGGGCGTGCGTGATCTTGGCGGTGTGGCACGAATCATCAGGATTGAACGATACAACGCTAGGGGAACAAGGCAAGATATTAACAAGCCGGTTATTTTTGATGGCAACGCGTCTAAAGAGCTAATCACAACGGTTGAGATGGTTGACGGCAAGCAACGTCAATACTATCTGAAGGACGTGAAGCCAGCGTGAACAGGATCATTATTCCATTGCCCCTCATGACTCTTAACCAGTACATCAAGGTTGAACGAGGCAACATGTTCGGCGGAGCAAAAGTCAAGAAACAAGCAACGGAAACGGTAATGTTGGCTGTGAGAAAAGCGATGAATCAGGGCGTGAAATTTCAATGGGGAAAACCTCTAAGTTTCGACTGGTACTGGTATGACAAGCGAACAGACCCGGACAACATCGCGTTTCAGCACAAGTTTATCTTCGACGGCATGCAAAAGGCTGAATTTTTAGAAAACGACAACTGGGATCACATTGTAGAACTGCGAGATCGGTTCTTTATTGACAAAGCTAACCCGAGAGTTGAAGTCGAAGAAATCGATTGAAGGAGGCTGGCCAATGGAGCCGGAAGTAGACGATGTTTACATCAGCCAAGTGACCGGTGAGCCGGTGTACGTGGACATCAAAGGAACTTTGTACAAGCATACGAAAGTAGAGGACGAAAAATGAGCGAAGAAAAACTGTACGCGGTAAAGAACGATGATGGCAAATATTTTGACTGTGAATATGCAAAATTTCTGCCATTGTCCGAATCGTATTGTCCGGTTATGGTCAGCGAAGATAATGCTAAGGCTATTGTTCATGATTATGGTGGTCACGTTGTCGTGCTGACTGAGGAACCTAAAAAGGTAGTCCTCAGCAAAACGGACGCTTTGCGTCAGGGCTGGCTGGTTGCTCGTTATGGCCGGTACAATCCTGATGCGGTTTCTAACATTCTCGCAAAATATAAAGATGAGGCGTGGGGCATGATTGATGCCTACGTCAACGGCTACACCGTGGCAAGGGAGAAGAAGTATCTGGTATTCAAAGAACTAGGCGGAAAGCAAAAAAATCAGCAAGTTGCTCAAGCGTACCGATCATTTACTTTCCCAAATACGATCACGTGGTCAATTGAAGAACGCAAAAACATGAGCACTCTTTCCTCTGGTCGATTAACTGAATCAGAGATTGAACAATACGGCTTGCAAGACTGCGAAAAAGAAGAGGTGACTGACGATGGCATTCGTTGAGCTTGAAAGCGGCAATTGGATAAATACTGATTTCATTGAGAGCATATTCAAGGCAAACCCAAGTACCACCGTATGGGAAGCTAGACTGAATCACGGAGAAGCCACTGACATCACTGACGCCGATCGTGTTCGCATTCTGAAAACGGCGGGGTTCGTGAGGATCAAAAAGGAGAAAGACAATGAGCAATGAGACGAAGTGGGAAGTGTTCGATGATCTTTTAGACTCATATGATGACGCGATTGCTGTGCCGGGGGCGTTACATCCAACGGGAGAATTGCTCGATTATGATTCTCGCTATGCTGCCGCCTTGCCAGATGATATGCCGGTGATTCCGAAAGCCCAAAGCGATTGGATAAAGCAATGTAAAGCAAATGATGATTCCTTGTCTTTTGCGCTGGGCGATGAGACCACATCAATCGAAGTTGCTAAAACATTTCGTGTTTGGGGCGGATACACTGATAAAAATAAAGATAGATGGCTCAAACTGCAAGACACATTCGCCCGTGCATGGGTGCTGGGTGTCTGGCGCGTTGAGGAAACCGGCGAAATCGTGAAATTGGAGGCGGAGAAATGAGCTTTCCTAAGACTAGATATTTTAAGGCAACTGGAAATTTGAAGGCAGAAGGTCGCATTTACCTTAAAGACAAAATCTACCCTGCATATTTGATGGAAGATACACCCGGGTATGGTAAAGCAGCACGATTTTACGATCTATCGGCTGAAAATGGCCAGTTCAACTTTGGAAACAATTTGCTTGATGAATTGCCATATGAGTGGAACGTAGTTGAGGTCAACGAGAATGGCGATGAGATCTAGGAATGAAAATCAAGCACGCGATTGCCTATATTATTTTGGCTATCTTTGG